GGAATGGGGCAAGGACAAGGAAGTGCTGGCAGCACTGAAGCTGACGCCGGCCGGATTTGAAAAATGGAGGCCGAAGACTGCGGCGGCGTTTGGCTTGGAGGACTGGGCCAAGAAACGCGGCCTGCAGGTTTTGTTCGCTGACGACATCCCATCACTGCGGACGGGGGACATTGTGACTTTTGACATGAGTCATACGGGCTTGGTGGCTGATGATGCCAGAGGGGTTATCAAAACCATCGAGGGAAACACTGGAGCCAGTGGTGGCCGTGAGGGGGACGGGGTGTGGGACAAGTCCCGTAACTTCAAAGAGTCCCGGAAATTCATCCGCCTTTTGCCGCCATGAGCCAAATCCTGACCATGAGTGAAGAACAGACAGAGGGCTTTTCCAGCCGACTCAAGACTCTTGATATTGTGGTCAAGCTTGGCTGGGCGCTTTTGGCAGGAGCCTTCGCCATGGGGGTGTGGGTGGCCACGATCCAGATCGCCGTCAACGAAAACACCCACACGACTGCCTCTGTGCAGCCGCGAATCCGGGAGCTGGAGCTAAAGGAAAGCGCGAACAATGAGAAGCTGGCTAACATCCTCAAAATTCTCGACCGGATAGACCAGAAACTGAATCAATGAGCGACCGAACATTCATGACTCTGCGTGAGGCAGGCGTTTCCCAGACTGGGATTCGCCCCCGCTTTGCGCCGATTCGGAATGAAAGCCCGCTGACGAATCCGGGGAGTGAGTTTCTCGCCGCTCTGATGGGCAGCACGGGGCCGCTGGGGGCAAAGGTGAATGAACTGACCGCCCTTGGGGTCTCGACGGTCTATGCCTGTGTGCATTACATCGCCCAGATTGTCAGCACGCTGCCGCTGGAACTGTATGTGCAGAATGGGGACAGCCGGACGCCGGCCGTGGGGCATCCTGCCAGGCGGGTGATGCGCACACGGCCCAATCCGATCATGGTCAGCAGTGATGTGCGCTATGCGCTGGCCTTCAACCAAGCGCTGCATCACAACGCTTACGCGCAGCTGGTCTACGACCGGGCGGGGCGGATCGCGGAGATTTACCCGCTGCGGACGCGGAACGTGTCAATGACGATGCGCGGGAACTTCCCCCGCTATACCGTCACCAGTGATAGCGGCAGCAAAGAGCTGGGCTTTGATAAGATTTTGCATCTGCGCGGGATGTCTCCTGATGGCTTGAAGGGTCAGGGACCGATCAGTCTTTGTGCTAATCTGATTGGGCTGGCGCAGGCGCTGGAGGATAATTCCAGCAGGTTCTTCTCGAATGGATCGCGGCCTGGGATGGTCTACACAGCAGCGCCGGGGGTGAACTTGACGGAGCAGCAACGGAATGCCCTGAAGGACCAGCTCAACTCTGCTTATCAGGGCGTCGATAACTTCTTCCGCACAATGGTCTTGGAAGGTGGCGGCAAGATGGAGATGACCCGGAGCGCCAATGATAGCAGCCAGTTTGACGAGATCGCCAAGCGGACGCATCAGCAAATCTGCCAAGTGTTCGGGGTGCCTCCGCACAAGGTTGGCATCCTTGATAACGCCACCTTCAGCAACATTGAGCAGCAGCAAATCCAAGCCGTGCAGGACTTGTTCTTGCCATGGTGCAAACGGTGGGAGGAAGCCTTCGCTGGGGCTTTGCTGCTCCCGTCTGAGCAGGATAACCACTACTGGAAGCACAACCTTAACGGACTGCTCCGAGGTGATGCTGCTGCCAGATTCTCTGCCTACAGCACGGGCCTGCAGAACGGCATCTACAGCATCAACGAGGTAAGGGGATACGAAGACCTCGACCCGATCGAGGGCGGCGACACGCACGTTCGCCAGCTGAATATGGCTGACATCTTAGCAACCGCCGCCGCACCGGCAACAATGGAACCGGCAGTATGAAAGTGAAGCAAAAAGAGATTACCAATCTGGCTGACAGCACCCGCTCTGGCGATCCCGCCAAGCTCAAGACGGCGTGGGAAAATGCTGCGAAGATTCAGAAACCGCAGGCGCTTTCGCATGAGCTTCTCATCTACGACCGGATCGGCTCTGACTACTTTACCGGCGGCGGGATCACCCACCAATCCGTGACTGACTGGCTGGCTGGATTGGAGCCATCCAATTCTGCGATCACGGTGCGGATCAACTCTCCGGGTGGCGATGTCTTTGAAGGGGTGGGGATTTATAACGCGCTGGTGGCATGGCAGGCTGGGCAGGATGACCGGAAGATTACGGTTAAGATCGATGCGCTGGCGGCTTCGATTGCTTCGGTGATTGCGATGGCTGGGGATGATATCGTGATTGGCGGCAATGCCATGATGATGATTCACCGGGCCAGCACGATTACGATGGGGAATGCTGCTGACCACCTTAGCACTGCCTCGACGCTGGAGAGCATCGACCAGATTATTGTCGATACCTACGAGGCGCGGACTGGGCAGAAGCCAGCTGATCTGAAGGGCTGGCTGGACGCTGAAACTTACATGACCGCAGCGGAATCCGTGGAACGCGGGTTCGCTGACCGATCCGAAACTTTGAAGGGGAGGCCGGAGCATCACGACCCGGAGACCCCAGACAACCAATCCGTGGCGCGTCTGGCAGCCGCCCGGCTGCTGGTGGCTCAGATGGGCCGTCCGACAGTCACCGCACACGCCGCAAACTGATAACACAAACACCCATAATAACATGAAAAAGAAACCGTTGATCGTCCTGCCAGTCTTGGCATTCTCCCTCACCATCCTGACCATGGATGCCAGCCCGCTGGACGCCGTCCATGCGAAGATCAAGGCCGTGGCCGCTGATGCCGACAAAATCCTCGCCGGGGCCAAGGATGGCCTCAGTGAATCTGACTTGGCTAAGGTCAAAGAATACCACGGCATGGTGGATGGCCTCAAGGCTACCGCCAAAGCCCTTGAAACCCAGAGCCAGCTTGGTGCCTACCTCGACAGCGTCCCTGACAGCGAGAAGCGCAAGGTTATCTTGGATGCCTCTGGCCTCTCCAATCAGGATGCCTCTGATGCCGAGCGCTTCAGCTTCCGCCGCTTGATCGTTGGTCAGCTGGCCGGTGGCAAGCTCGACGGTGCCGAGGCCGAGATGGTGGCGCAGGGCGCTAAAGATGCGGTGCAGCTGGCCAGCCAAGGGAGCCATGTTCCCCGCGCTGTGCTCGCTACCATGTTCGCCAATCGTTTCCGCAACGACCTGACCGCTGGCGGCACCGGCGCTGGCCTGGAAGTCCTGACTCGCGAGCCTTTGCGAGGGATCGTCGATCCCTTCTATGAGGCCATGGTGACCCGCACCCTGGGCGCTCAGTTCCTCTCTGGCCTGCAGGGCAATATTCCCTTCCCGAAAATGGGCCGGGATAGCACCAAGCCTGCGTTTGCCGCTGAGAATGGTGCTTCCACCGAGCTAACCCCAACCAGCAGCCTGATCACCCTGTCGCCTAAGCGCATCCCTGCTCATGTGGAGCTGTCCAAGCAGCTCCTGCTCCAGACTGACCCGAGCATCGAAGCATGGGTGCGGAATAACCTCCTGCAGGAAATCGCCATCATCTGGGAGAAGGCTGTCATCCACGGCACCGGCTCCAGCAATCAGCCTACCGGGATCGTTGCCACTGCCGGCATCGGCTCTGTGGCTGGCGGCACCAACGGCCTGGCCCCTACCTGGGCCAACATCGTGGACCTCGAAACCGCGCTGGCCAACGCTGATGCGGCCACCGGGAACCTGGCCTACCTCACCAACTCCAAGGTGCGCGGCGCTCTGAAGAAGATCAGCATTGAATCCGGCACTAGCGCCGAGAAAATCTGGAGCCGCACCACCCCTGAACTCCCGCTTAACGGCTACGTCACCGGGGTTTCCAACTGCGTGTCCTCCACCCTGACCAAGGGCACTTCCTCCGGGGTTTGCTCTGCGATCATCTTCGGCAACTTTGCTGACTTGGTTATCGCTCAGTGGGGTGGCCTTGATGTCCAGGTCAATCCTTACAGCCTCGACACCACTGGCTTGGTCCGCATCACTGCTGCCGCCTTTGGTGATAACGCGGTGCTCCGGGCTGGCTCCTTCGCCGCGATGCTCGATGCGCTGACTGCCTAATTTTGTTGGTGGTCATATGATAAGCCGGGGCGGGGATACGTCGCCGCCCCGGCGCTTCTTCTTTTTGTTATGAAATTCCTGATCAACTCCGACTGCCTGATTGGTGGCCAGCATATCGCTGAAGGCACTGTGGTGACCGTGACTGATGACCAAGCCGTGGAGCTGATGCTGGCAAACCGGGGTCGCGTGGTCCCAGAGGATTACGCCGCGCCAACCGAAGAGCCTGCCAAAGCGGCCAAGCCTACGAAAAAATGATTCCTTCTGCTGCCATCTCCCAGCTGGTCACTGCGCCTGCGCTTGAGCCGATTACCTTGGTCCAGGCGAAGGAGCATCTGCGGGTGGATGGCAGCGATGAGGATTCGCTGATCGGGCTTTGCATCACGGCGGCGCGGGATCGGATCGAAAACGAATGCCGCAGGGCCTTCGTCAGGCAGAAGTGGATCGCCTACATCACGGGCGACATCGGCGGATGCGTCCCGGTGGAGCTACCCCGCGCCAGATTGATGGCAGCGGAGACCTTTTTGATGGAATACCGGAACGATGCCGGCACTTGGACGGCATGGGCGAACACTACCCAGCTGCCAATCAGGGAGCCTGCGCTGGTCTGGCTGACATCATACCCGGACAACATCGATACCCCGCGCAGCCCACAGGATGCGGTCTGGCGGGCGACTTTCTGGGCCGGGTATGGTGCGCTGGCCACTGACGTTCCGGGGCCGCTGCGCCATGCGATTTTGCTGCTGACGGCCCATCTATTTGAGCGGCGGGAAATGGTCATTAGCGGGGCGACGGTCACGGAGATTCCGAAATCGCTGGATTGGCTGATCGACTCTTTCCGGGTGCCTTGGGAGGGGGCGGTCAAATGACCCCCATCGGACGCAGAGACGCCAGAATAACGATCCAGCGGGCTGCAGACACGGTGGATGATCAAGGCTCTGTCACGCAGACTTGGTCAACGCTGGCGACAGTCTGGGCGCACGCGCAGACAATGAGTGGCAAGGAGACGACCAACGGCTCATCAAGGGACGCCACTGCGGAACAGGTTTTCTCTGTGCGCTATCAATCGCTGCTGGATGACCTGAATCCACGGGACCGGATCATCTGGGGTGGGTTTGTTTACGACATCACCAGCGCTCTGCCGCTGCCGCCATCCCGGCCGGCTGAGATCATTATTTCGGCGGTCTTAACCGATAACGCCATCAACGCGACCGGCTACAACTTTACGGCAGATAGCACTGATTTCACTGCCGACATGACGCTCCAGACCGCTGACCACACCTAGACCTATGGCAAAACAAACCATCAACATCGGGACTACAGCCAACGACGGAACGGGTGATCCTATCCGCGCGGCGTTCGAGAAGGTGAATGATAATTTCACGGAGATTTACACGGCGAACACGGGGACGAATACCGGGGACCAAGATCTTTCTGCCTACGCAACGACCGCTGCGGTGGCGGCTGGGTATCAACCCCTTGATTCTGACCTGACGGCGATCTCTGCGCTGACGACCACAGCCTACGGGCGGGCGCTCCTATCGACAGCTGACGCGGCTACTCTCCGCAGCGCAATCGGCGTAGGCCAGGCCGACGCCCCAACCTTCTTGGCGCAAACCCTGACCGGCCAAAGCCTGACCAGTTCTCAGTCGACCAACTTGTTGGACTTGGCGACGACCTGGGACACCGTGGGCACTCCAACTGGCATCAAGCTAGATGTCATTAACACCAATAGCAATCCGGCAGCATTACTGATGGACTTGCAGGTGAGTGGTGGGACCAAGTTCAAGGTAGCCAAAGGAGGGTCTTTTTCCTTCAGGGCCGGGAATACCTTTGCGGATATTTCTAGTGACGGAGTGGGTCGCATCCTGATGAATCCAACCGCTCCAAATGGCGTCAGAATTTCCGGCGATCTGCATATTGGAACTGCTGATGTAGTTTTGATACAAGACGCCTCCGGGATCTTGGCCCAGCGGAACGGGACCGCCAAACAGGCACTTAGGGTCTATAACACAAATCTTAGCACTGCGCCGGAATGGGCTGAATTTGATTGGATCACATCAGGGGTCGGCAACACGCTGCGGATCGGCACAAACCTGTCAGGGACCGGGGGGGCGCGTCCGATTGAGTTTGTGGTGGGCGGGGTGGTTCGATGGACAATAGCAACAAGCGGAAACGCCACTTTTACCGGCGGCTTGACGATTGGTTCGTCGGCAGCTTTCGCATTCAGCGGTCGCGTGCTTTTCTCAGCCCCTTCGGTTGGCGTTTACCTGCTGCAAAATAATACCCAAGACGATTTTAACCGACTCCAACTAGGCGGCACCACCTCCGCATTCCCCGCGATCAAGCGGAACGGGACCGGGATCGACATTGTGCTGGCAAATGATTCTGGGTTTGCTCCAGTGAAGGGCAAGCTGACCACAGACACCGCATACACTGCCACCGTAGTCGCCGCCACTGGTTACATCACGATCTACGACTCTACCGGGACTGCATACCGGGTGCCATGCGCTGTCTAATAACAATTCCCACATGACCACAACCTACAAAACCAACCTCGTCACTTCCCGTAACGCCAACCTCGCCGAACAGCACGATCTGCGGGAGCGGCTCAAGCAACTCGAAAGCGAAGAGACCCAACTCAAAGGGGCCATCGCCGTCCTGACTCAGATCGATCAAGCCGAAGCCGAAAAGGCCAAGGCTGAACAACCCACTACCTAATAACACATGGCCACAATTACCATCCCACTTGATACTCCGGCGGAACGTCCTGAGGTCACCGCGAAGACTTACAACGAGATTTATATTATGGACCTTGCCATTTCGGCCCGGTCTATGGGCGAACAGGACTCGATTTATGTTGAGTATGTGCCCTACGATCAGGCGACTGGCGACCGGCTGCTTTCAGATCGGCGGGAAGTGCGTCTGCCTTTTTGGGAGGCGGTGCAGGCTATTCCGTCCGCTGCTGCTGCTTTTGGGGCGGTTGCGGTTTGTTTGCCGGATTTGATTGCTTATCAGGCTGAGAAACAGAAGCCGGTTGAGCCTACGGAATAACATCATGCCCGCCGTCAATCACAGCGCGAAACTGGCAACGTCACTGATGGTGGCGATGAAGGCCCATGGCGCGCTGACGGCATTGATCGGGGCAGGGACAGCCTGCCGACTGTATAGTGGCAGGGCGGCACAAGGGAGTGCTCTGCCAAGGGTGATCTGGCATGAGATCACCAGCACCCCGGAACATACTCATGATAGCGCGACGACCGCCGACCCCGGCATGGAGGATACCATCGTGCAGTTTGACATCGAGGCGCGGCATCTGTCCGGGTGCCGCGCTGTCGCCGATGCCATCAGCGAAGCCCTCAACGGAGCTAAACCCGGCGGGGCCGCCGCCGACCTGCAAGCTGCCTTTCGGGAGTCCGGCGGGTTTGCTCAACCTCTGGACTACCAAACCGGCGACGGCATCACGGAAGCGCACCGGCTGTCAGTCGATTACCGGATCATCTGGCGTGACGCCTGACCTTTAACTCTTTCAAACCATGGCCAAAAAAGCAGCATACAATACCCGAATCCAAATCACTGACCCTGCAGACTCATCCGTGATCCGGGTGAAACATCTGGGGGATATTTCCGGGCCGGAAGTGTCGGTCGCGGTGGTGGATGTGACGGCACATGATAGTCCTGATGGGTTCTCTGAGTCATTGGCAGGCATTGCTGAGGCGGGGGATGTGACGTTTGAGCTGTTCTTCGATCCCAACGATAACGGGCACTCGCGGCTGCTGGCGATGGTGGACGAGCGGAGGCCGGCGGCGTTCGTGATCCGGCTTCCGGCTGACTCGACGCAATTAATCTCGACCACGAGTTTTGCGGGGTCGGTGGTGGGGTGGGTGCGGAATGGCAACTTTACGATAGGGGGCGGGGTGGCATACTACACGGCAGCCGATCCGGGCGTAGGTGATTACATCGAGGCTACGCTGACGGTGGCCCCGCTGATCGCTGAGAGCTATGTGGTGGCCATTACATTCACCGGGACGACCCAAGGCACGGCCAGCGTCAACGTGCTGCATGGCGGGGCTGTTGTCGGGACGGTGAACCCATCTGAAGGCGGGACGCAATATGTGCGATGGGATGCGGTATCAACGAGCCTGCTTTTGAGGATTGAGGTGCCGTCCAGCATTAGCACGCTGCAGACTTTTTCGATCGCTGGCGTCTCGATGCTGGGCATTACCAGCAACACAGCCACCCGGTTCAACTTCACCGGCCTGGTCACCAAGGTGGGGATTCTGGCCCCGGTGGGTGATGCCCTGAAGGCTCCGGTGAGCGTGAAAATCAGCGGGGCACCTGTCTACACCCGCGTCTGATATCCTTTCCGATTCTCCAACCAAAAAACTAATATAACACTATGGCTAAAAAAGCAGCATACGGCACTAAACTGGCGATTCAGCGACTCCAAACCGGGAGTTATACGGATGTGGCCAACGTGGGCGACATCTCCGGCCCAGAGGTTTCGGTGGAAACGATCGACGTCACCACTCACGACAGCGCGGATTTCTTCACGGAGTTTCTGGCGGGGATCGCTGACAGTGGCGATGTCTCGTTCGATCTGGTCTTTGACCCGAATCTGGCGGCTCATGAGACCATTTATAACGATGTGGTCGGGCGGCAGAAGCACAACTTTTATCTCAAGATGCCCGGATGGGTATCGACTGCGGCTGGTGGTTACATCGCCTTTGCTGGTATCTTCACGAAGATCGGCCTGACCTTCCCTGTCAAATCCGGGATCATGGCTCCGGTGACGATCAAGGTCAGCGGCAAGCCGGTCTACACCAAGTTTGTCTGATCCTGATTCCCTAAAACCACACACCAAAATCCACCACACATGGACCTAAAACCACGATTCACGACCCGCGCTGTCCGCCAGCTTTTTGAATGCCACGGGATTGACCTGATGAAACTGTCAGGCGATGCCATCACCGACTCTGAGAGCCGGAAGAAGATCACAGTCGGCGGGATGCCGGATGCTGACGCTGCGAAGGTGGCCGAGGCGTGCGATGACCTGACGCCGGGTGAGCACATCGAGCTGCTGACGGAGGCGATCCGCCGCGATCTGGTGCCAGCCTCTATCCGGGAGGCGACCGCGAAGGCCGCTGACACGGGCAAAAGCGAATGATAACCAATCTGCCAGAGAGGGACAGTCTGCGGCCTACTGGGCCGGGAGTGTGGCCCGTGCTCACCGGGTCGCGTCCCTCTCTGGCGATCTCTTTTGGGGGCTTACGCCGGCGGAGGTGGAGCAGATCATGCGGGAGGCGATCGGCGAATGGCGGGACAAGGCGAGAGCTGCGTCCTACAATGCCGCGATGATCTGCGCCTGCCTCTATAACTGCCACCGCGATCCTAAATCCCACCCTGAGCCATTCACCCCTGACGACTTTCTGCCGCAAATCCAAAAGCCTGAACCTGAACCTGTAACCGAAGTGCCGCCGGAGGTGGTGGCGAAGAAGGTGGAGCTGGCGATGAATGTCCTGACACAGATCAACTCATGAAA